CCCGATGCTGTAGGCGGGAGCCGGGCGGCCCTACTCCACCAGCCACAGCGAAGCCGACCTCAGCTTCTGCAACCTGCTGGCCTTCTGGTTTGGTGCCGATGTGGAGCGCATGGATCATGTGTTCCGCACTTCCGGTCTCATGCGCCCCAAGTGGGATGAACGGCGCGGTGCCAAGACCTATGGCCGCTGGACGCTGGAACGGGCCGTCAGTGACTGTCAGGAGGTGTACACTCCCTCGCCGGAGCCGGACAAAACGCCCTTCGCCGATCAGGACGAAGCCCTCCGCGCCCTGAACGTCAAGTACGGTACGCAGTCGCCCGCCGCCGCACCCGCCCCCGGCGTCAAGACCTACTCGCTGGACGACACCGGCAACGCCCGCCGCTTCCGCGACCGGTACGCCGACCGGGTGCGGTACAACCCCACCGACAAATGCTGGATGGTGTGGGACGGCGCCCGCTGGAAGCGGGACGACCTTGCCACCATCAAGGGCCTTGCAGATGAGATGCTGGACCAGATGGACAAGGCCTGCTTCGGCATCCGGGATATCAATACCGCCGGGGCGCTGCGCCGCCATGTGCAGAAGAGCCGTTCCAGCCGCAGCAAGGAAGCCTTCCTGAAAGAAGCCCAGCACCTGCCCGGCATCCCCATGCTGCCGGAACAGTTTGACCGGAACAAGGGCCTGCTGAACCTGCGCAACGGCATCCTGAACCTTGCCCGCCGGGAGCTTGTGCCCCACGACCGGGGCCGCTACATCACCCGCATGGCGCAGGTGGACTACGACCCGGCCGCCAAAGCCCCCGTGTGGGAGGCCTTCATCCAGTCCGTCACCGGCGGGGACGCCCAGCTGGCGGAGTACCTGCAGGTGATGGTGGGCTACTGCCTGTGCGGCTCTACCCGGGAGCAGTGCATGTTTTTCCTGTACGGCGACGGCGCCAACGGCAAAAGTACCTTCCTCGAAACGCTGGCAAAAATGCTGGGCGACTACTGCATGAACGCCCAGGCCGATACCATCGCCAGTACCCGCAGCCGCTCCTCCGGCGCGGCACGCAGCGATGTGGCCCGCCTGAAAGGTGCCCGCTTCGTCACACTGGAAGAGGGCGATCAGGGCGCAACGCTGGACGAAGGCCTTGTGAAGCAGATGACCGGCGGCAACACCATCACCGCCCGCTTCCAGTATGGCAAGGAATTTGAGTTCCGGCCGGAGTTCAAACTGGTGGAAGCCACCAACCACCTGCCCAAGATCCACGGCACCGATGTAGGCATCTGGCGGCGCATCCGGCTGGTGCCCTTCACCCAGAGCATCCCGGAAGAAAAGCAGGACATCTTGCTGCCCCAGAAGCTGGAAGCTGAGCTGCCCGGCATCCTCAACTGGGCGCTGGACGGCCTGCAGAAATGGCTGGCCAACCGGCGGGGGGGGCAGGCGGCACGGCCTGCCCGCCTGTGCCGCCGTGGACAGCGCCGTGAGTGCCTACAAGCAGGATCAGGACCGCATCGCGGCCTTTCTGGCCGACTGCACCGAGCCCGCCGAGGGCAGCACCGTGCAGGCCAGCGTGCTGTTCCGCACCTACCTGAACTGGTGCAGCGAGAACAACGAAAAATGGCGCATGGCCAACAAGCAGTTCGGCATGGAGGTGAAGAAGCACTACGAGATCCGCAAGGGCATGTACTACAACGAATATGTAGACATGGCCCTCTCGGACGAAGGAATGCGCTGTATGGCGCTTGGCCGCGGCACCGATCTATCTGTTGCACCAGCCAGAAGCCGTCCTCTCTATGAGCAGACCCGCCTGAAAAACTGAGCGTATGGAGGGTATGGAAGCAGGAAGGGCGTTTCCCAGACTTTTTACTATATATTTTTTGTTACATCTAGGGAGTTTTCAAAAATAGCTTCCTATCCTCCATACCCTCCATAGAAAGGAGCAACCAATTTGACTTACGAAGAGAAAAAGGCATGGCTCTGGCGGTACCGGACGGCCAAGCGGTTCGAGCTGCTCAAACTGGACGAGCTGGCCACGCTGCAGACCGATGCCACCCACACCACCCAGCGCTTTTCCCCTGTGCCGGGCGGCAGCGGCGACGGACAGGCTCTGCCCCGCAGTGTGGAACGCATCGACGAGGCCCGCCGGGCCGCTGAGGCGCAGTCTGCCGTGTGCGACACCATCCGGGCCGAGATCATGGAGGTGTTCAGCCAGCTGGACGATGAGGTGGATTTCATGATCCTGTTCCGGCGGTACATCCTGCTGGAGGACTGGCCGGACATCGCGGTCATCGTCCGCATTTCCCGCAGCCAGATGTTCCAGCGCCACAGCGCGGCCATCAAAAGACTGGAGATCAAAAGTCCGGACTGAACCGGAGCGAACCGGACTTGATAATACTGTCAACCCCTGCTAAAATTTAAAATGCCAGAGCCCGCAGGAAAGACTTACTCCCTTCATCCCTGCGGGCTTTGTGCTGCCCGGCTGACACAGAGGATCACCTTTCCCGACCAACAGCCTGAATGCATCAGCCGGGTTTCTTTGTTATATCCTGCCGTTCGGATCTTCCGGGCGGCTTTTTGATTTTACGGCAAGAGAGGTGGTGACGTGGCCAACGAAGAAAATCTCATCCCGTTCAACGAACGAACTGAGAGCGAACAGAGACAGATCGCCCAGAAGGGCGGCATTGCTTCCGGTGCGGCCCGCCGCCGCAAGCGCAGCATGAAAGAAGCCGCCGACTACTATCTCAGCCTGCCGGAGACCGACCTCCGCCGGGTGAATGCCCTGCTGCGGGATGAGGTGGACAATGAGGATATCGACAATCAGATGTCGGTGGTCATGGGCATTACTGAAGCCGCCAAGCGCGGTGATGCCCGTGCCGCCGGGGTGCTGCTGAAGATGCTGGGCGAGGAGACCGTGCAGGAGGACCCGGCAGCGGATGCACTGGAAGCTGCCCGCAAGCTGCTGGGAGGTGTGGACAGTGCCATTGACTGAGTTTCAGCAGGAGTTCCTTCGCAATTGCTCCCACAGCTGGAACGTCAAGACTGGGGCCACCCGCTCCGGCAAGACCTATCTGGACTGCGCTGTTACCATCCCCAAGCGCATCTGCGCGGCCCGGGACGAGGGCCTTTGCGTCATGCTGGGCAACACCCTCGGCACGCTGGAACGCAACGTGCTGGAGCCCATGCGGGCCCTCTGGGGTCCGGAGCTTGTGGGCGTGGTGCGCACCTCGGCGTCCGGCAACATCGTGCAGCTGTTTGGCCGCAAGGTGTACGTGCTGGGTGCCGACAACAAAAAGCACATTGCCCGCATTCAGGGCGCAGCCTTCGAGTACGCCTATGGGGACGAGATCACCACATGGGACGAAGGTGTATTTCAGATGTTGAAAAGCCGTCTGTCCTGTCCGCACAGCCATTTTGACGGCACCTGCAACCCGGATAACCCACAGCACTGGTTCAAGCAGTTTCTGGACAGCGACGCGGACATCTACTGTCAGGCCTACACCATCGACGACAACCCCACTCTGCCGCCGGAGTTCGTGGCACAGCTGAAAAAGGAGTACGCGGGCACGGTCTACTATAACCGCTTTATCCTCGGCCAGTGGGCTGCAGCGGGCGGTATCATCTACCGGCCCTTTGCGGACAGCATTGCCGCCGGGGATGGGCGTTTCCTCTGGCCTGCGGACAAGCCCTGCCGCCCGTGGCGCATCCACATCGGGGTGGACTTCGGCGGCAACGGCTCTCGGCACGCATTCGTGGCCACCGGCATCCTGCCCTACTACGCGGGGGTTGTGGGGCTGGCATCCGCCCGCATCGACCCGAAGAATCAGGACGCTGACTACCTCGCCGCGCAGCTGATCGATTTCTGCACCGCCGTGTTCGCACGGTACGGCGAGATCCACTATCTTTTCTGCGACAGCGCCGAACAGACGCTGATCAACCACATCCGCACCCGGCTGCGGGCCTGCCCGCTTTCCTGGCTGGCCGACCGGGTCAACAACTCCGCCAAGATCCAGATCATCGACCGAATCCGCCTGACGTCCATCCTGATGGGCGGCGGGCGCTTTTGGTATATGCCGGAAGCTGCCACCCTGCGGGACTCCCTTGCCGCCGCCCTGTGGAGCCAGAAGCACCCCGGCGTGGATGAACGTCTGGACGATGGAACCACCGACATTGATACATTGGATGCCTTCGAGTACACCATTGAACGCGATTACAGGAGACTGACTGCAAGATGAACGTTGCCGCTTTTATTGAATACCTGAACAAAACAAAGCATCTTCACCTCGATGCGGACTACTACGGCAACATCGAAGTCTGGCGGCAGTGGTGGAAGGGCGATGTGCCCGACATCCACGACCAGAAAGAGGATGCCCCGGACGGCAGCGTCATTTCGCGGCGTCTGGCTTCCCTGCGGATGCCTAAGCACGTCTGCGAGGACTGGGCAAACCTGCTGCTCAACGACAAGACCACTCTCCAGATCGGCGATGCATCCACCTCTGCCTATTTGCTGGGCAGCGATGAACAGCAGACCGGGGGCCTTTTGCGGCAGCTTCATTTCTGGGAGAACGCAAACCGGCTGGTGGAGCAGGCCTACTGGTCGGGCACCGGCGCTTTTGTGATGAGCGTGGAGAACCTGACGGTGGATGCCTCCGGCAACGCTCTGCCTTCGCCGCAGGGGAGCATCCGGCTGGACTACGACCCCGCCTGCTGCATCCTGCCCATCAGCGTGGAGCGCGGCGTTGTGACCGAAGCGGCCTTTGTGTCCGAGTGCATGATGGGCGGAAAGCCTGCCGTCTACCTGCAGACCCACACGGTCAGGAACGGAAAGCGCACCATCACCAACGAATGGTTTGAGGTGACGGACGATGTTTCCGGCACACCGAAGTTCTCCAAGCTCACCGAGGACAAGACCCTGCCGGGCACGGTGAAAAGCATCACGGTCACCGGCGCACCGGCATGGTTCAGCCTGTTCAGCCCGGCTGCTGTCAAGAATCTTGACGGCGGCATGGGGCTGGGCATGAGCATCTTTTCCGAAGCGCTGGACGCGGCACAGATGGTGGACTACGCCTTCGACAACTATCGGCAGGACATCCGCCTCGGCGGCAAGAAGATCTTCTATGACCGCTCCCTGTGCAAAAAATGGGTGGACAAGGAAGGCAAGGAACACGCCGTGCCGCCGGATGCCGTCCACCGCCAGATCTTCTACGAACTGCCTGCGCCGGAGGGCAGCATCGACCAGCCTGCTGCATGGCGGGAGTACAACCCCGACCTGCGCACCGCTTCCAACCATCAGGCGGTGCAGGACGCGCTGGACATGATGAGCTTTAAGTGCAAACTGGGCTGCCACCGCTATAAGTTCGATCAGGGCACCGTGACCACCGCCACCGAGTACACCGGCAGCCGTCAGGATCTGGTGCAGAACGCCAACAAGAACCAGATCCCCATCGAGACGGCATTGATCGGCATCCTGCGTGCCATGCTGTGGGCGGCGAAGAACCTGCTGGGTGCGCCGGTAGACCCGGAGTCCAGCATCTCGGTCAACTGGGACGACAGCTACATCGTCAGCGAGCAGGAACGCACAAACCAGCTGCGGGAGGACGCCATTGCGGGCCTTGTGCCCCGCTGCCGGTATCTCGCTGCCCGGTACAGCCTGAGCGAGGACGAGGCCCACCAGTGGACGGCAGAGGCCAAGGCGGACAGCCACACTGACGAAGCCCTCACCTTCGGGGGTGCCTGATGCTGCCGCCGAGCTATCTCGACCAGATGCCGGACGCCTTTGTGCAGCTCTGGCAGCAGGTCGAGGACGCGATCTTACAGGACGTTGCCCGGCGCATCGGCAAGATGGACGCCGTGACCCCCACCGCTAACTGGCAGCTGTGGCGCTACCAGCAGACCGAAGCGGTGCGCAACGACGTGGTGAAGCTGCTGGCGAAGTACACCGGCAAGAGCGAAACGGCCATCCGCAAGCTGCTTTTGCAGGCCGCCACCGAAGCCATGGAGCGGGAGGATGCGATCTATTACCACTACGACATGGAGCCGCCCCCTTTTGAAGAGAGCGCCGCCCTGAACAACCTGCTGGATGCCGGCGCGCGGCAGACCTGCGGCACATGGCAGAATCTGACCGCCACCACGGCAAACACTGTCACAGGGGCCTTTGAACGCACACTGGACGCTGCGTGGCTCAAAGTGAGCACCGGTGCCTTTGACTACAAAGCCGCCGTCAAACAGGCTGTGGACAGCCTTGCAGACGAAATGCCCATGGTCACATACCCCAGCGGGCATAAGGACAGCATCGAGGTGGCCGCCCGCCGTGCCATCCTGACCGGCGTGAACCAGACAGCTGGGAAGCTGCAGGTGGCCCGCGCCGACGAGATGGGCGTGGAGTTCTTCGAGACCACCGCCCACGGCGGGGCACGACCTTCCCACGCTGAGTGGCAGGGCAGGCAGTTCCACCGGGGCGGCGCGGTCGATTACAAGGGCAAGCACTACCCGGACTTTGAAGCCGCCACCGGCTACGGCACGGGAGCAGGGCTTTGCGGCTGGAACTGCCGACACCAGTTCTTTGCCTGCTTCCCGGAGCTGGGCGACCCGCCCGCGTGGACGCGTGAGCAGCTGGAAACCCTGAACGCCCGGAACATCGAGTGGAACGGCAAAAAGTACACCGCCTACGAGATATCCCAGATGCAGCGTGCCCGGGAGCGGAACGTCCGCCGCTGGAAAAAGCGGTATCTGGCCGAGGATGCTGCCGGGCTGGACCCTACCGACAGCGCTGTGCGCCTGAAAGCGGCCCGCCAGAGCCTTGCAGAGTTTGCACAGGCCACGGGTGGCCGTGTGGACAGCGCCCGTGTCAGCGTGCCCAAGTTCGGCAGGAGCGAAGCCGGCAGGGCAAGCGCACAGGCGCGAAAGGCAGAGCTTCCTGAGGCTAAAAGTACACGAGGAAGCGGCGGCGCATCTGGACAGAATGGAAAAACCGTGCGTAAAGTTTTGGGAAAGGTCGATACGACCAACACGAAACAGGTTGACGCGCTTAAAAATTCGTTCTGTTCTGGCTATGCAAAATCTGACGTTGAGCATATGATGGTCATTACAAAAGATGGCGAAGTACATTATATGACCGACAACAATCCCAGAGGGGTTGACTGTTCGTATCTGGGTGGTAAACTGGAAGGTAGTTACAACATTCACACCCATCCACCGAAAACCACGCAATATTCTTTTAGCACAGACGCAGATATCCCCGGCGCATTCGCTGACGGTACTGCTGTCATGGAAGCGGTTGACTACAAATACCGCTATCGTTTTGTTGTACCTGAAAATATCACGTTTGAGCAGTGGGAAGCCGTGTGTGAGGAAGTTCGTGAGGAGCGAAATGCCGTAATGGAAAGCAGAGGGTATGGCTTCGATGATTATGAAGAAAATATCCAGCATGTCATTATTGACGAAACATGCCGCAGACTTGGCTTGAAGTGTTATCACAGGGAGAAGCGAACATGATTTATACTCTGGAACAGATTGACCAGCTCACAAAGGAAAGCGTCCGGCGTGAAAATGCGCTCATTGCTGAATATCGGCGTACACATACAGTCCCCGGCAGAGGGGTTATTTCTACTCCCGAAATTGATGCCGAGCGTGCAGAGCAAAAGCGTCTGTATGGGGAATACCTCAAAGCTCTTGCCAATAAGGATTAACCACCATCCACCCGGACGGTGGTTTTCTTTTGCCAATTTTTCAGGAGGTACACTATGGTTACTACAGTTCTTATCACTCTGATGATCCTCGCGCTGCTTGAGATCGTTCTGCTGAACGGTGACAAGCTGTTCTTCATGATTGCATCCGCCGTGCAGCAGGCGCAGGACGACAAATACACGCCGCACCCGCACCCCAAAAAGT